TCATAGTAATTTCCTTTTATTATAATTTATTATTTTATCAATTATCTTCCATTTCTTAATTTCCATGGACGTTTCTTTTCTTTTAAAATAATCAACAATTCTTCTCTTGGGACATCTTCTTCAGATAGCCATGTATAAAGAATATGAAATGCTGCTGAATAGCCGCGATCAAAATCTCTAATTCTTTGAATTATTTTTGCATCAAGATTATCTTCCATCATTAAATCCATTTAAACCCATGAGCCATTATCGCCAATATCGTGGCGAACCCTCCTATTGTCCAATAAAAATTTATCCAAATTCTATTATTTATTTTATTAAATCCATTTTCCGTTTTATCCTCTAAATTATCTAATTTTTTTTCTATTCTTATTAATGTTTGATTAATATTATCGATAGTCGTTTCTAGTCTCGCAATCCTAGTGCCGTGATCATAATTTATTATTGCGTCGTTTTTATTATGCACTGTCATTATAGCTTGCCCTTTATAAAAAATATTTTTTATTCATTTTAAAATTAGTCATTTATATACCCATCTAAATTATTAAGGTGGCAATCTCCCAGCATTGCACTGGGCCATTATCTTAAATTAAAAAACCAACCTCGAAGAAGATCTTTTAATTTTAATAACACGTCTAACAATCCATTGTTAAAGCGGGTGTCACACTTCAACTCCCCTATTTTATAGAATAAAAGTTTTTTCCCACGCCGAGATTGCCGGTAAACTTTTTTACTATTCTATTTTTTTGTTATCAATCTCAATATCACTCCCCACATCGGTTTCTTCCAGATCGGTTTCTTCCAGTTTTATTAATCGCATCCTTGGGTCCCATTGATTGCTAGGTAAATTCCATTCTGGCTTTATTATTTCTCTTTGTTTTGATTCTCTCATTTTAGTTCTTCTCTTCGTTTATGATATAAATTGGTTAATTCCTCTTTTTTATCTGGCCTAACTTCTTTTATTAGATCGGCTGCGATATCTAACGTATCGATTGATTTTGCGCGTTCAAGTTGTTTTTTTAATGTTTCATGATTTACTGTATTACTTGCGGATTGAGGTTGCAAGATTTCTCCAGTTTCAGTGTTTATTACTTCGGCTTCTTTTGAATCTTCTTTTGTTTCTAAAATAATATTTTTCTTTTCAGAAATAAGATCATTAATATTTTTATTAGTAGAGCTTGCGCTGCCCATCTCAAAGAAATCCTCACGTTTTGCCATACCATCTTTGAGCGATTTATAAATACTCCTTAATGTAACAACCTCAGCTTCAATTGTTGCATCAAGATTGTGGCCTAATCGTTTCTCTAAATGCTCAACCTTTACCCCTACATCATCAAAGGCCATGACAATTTTTCTAATTCTATCCGCGAGTGGCTCTGCACCATTAGTCAATGTCTTTTTACATTCTTCAAGAGCAGCATCAACTATATCACCAGGAATGACGGCTAAAATACAAGCTCGCATTCGCCTAGCGCCTTGATTTGCTACAAGTTCATAAATATCTCTAGGATCGGTTAATTTTTTGGGCCCGTTTTTTGTTCCTAATGTATGAGGCACATGAAAAATTTTAGTGATTCGAGTATTTGTTTCTAAATCTATTGCGTATGCTTCTGCGATAGAGACACCATTCGCTTGTGATATTTCTTTTATCCCCGCATCACAATTACCCCAACAAGCCAATAAAGTTTCTGCCATTCTAATAGATGCACCTTCTACAACTTTACCGCCCTTAGGATAAGCATACATAGCTTGTTCGGCTAAAAATGGACGCTTACAAGCTTTCATAATTTTAGCGAATGCCTCACTTTCATTGCGTGGGAACTTTTTTGCTATCACAAAAGCTGCCTGCACTTCATGCATTGCACGAGTATCTTCTCTTGAAGATAAATCAGTGGATTGTTTTTCAGGTGAATCGCCAAAACCATAATTTGATAAACTTGTATTGTTACTCATTTACACTCCAGTTTCATTTGCAGCCCATGCAGGCAATGTGATTATTGATGTTTCATAACTTGGCCATTCATTTTTTTCTAAGCATTCTTTTATTCTTAAAAGAGTATTCTTAAATTCTACAATGCCTTGTTCAATTGCTAATTCATCTAGTTTGTAAATGGCATGAGCATAGGGATAATTTTTTTCAAGAACAATATAGATAAAATTTTTCATATCGATTTGCATCACTTCTTTCATAGCAACATGAATCATGCCTGCTTGGATATATGCACCATAAGTATAAAGTGATGTTTGAAAATCTCGGCGAGAGGCACTTAATGCGGTTTTTAAATCACATACCATATTAGCATGGATGATATCAGGCCGTGCTTTGCAAAGTAATCCCGTATGAGGATCTGTCCAATAAAATGATTTTTCATATTCGGCGCCAGCTATTAATTCTTTTGCTTGTGGGTTTTGAGAAATTGCTTTTTCTATGGCTTGTATTTCTGTGACTTCGAAATCATAAACAAGCTCTCGACTCCCTTTTAATTTTTCACATTGTTCTGCATATTCTTTTCCTCTCTTTGTAGTCTTATTTATTTTTTCAATAACAAGATAACGTTCTGAAAACTTTTCAGGCTCCAAAAGATAGCAATGGATCATTTTTCCCATTCGAATTGCGGCGGTATCTTCGTCATCTTTAGGGGGACGATTCGGATTTAATTTTTCATTCCAATAATGAAAAGGTGTTTTTCTAAAAATCATAATATCGCTGCGACTAATCCCTTCGCTGTTATGATATTCAATATCTGAAATATCATAAATACCTGGTACTATTGACATAAAATTCTATTCCATTTTTAACTCTAAATTATAAGCGTATGCGCATATTATGTTGTATCTAAAAACAGGATGCAAGGATTTTTGTTTAAAAAATTGCGTTCATCAGCGTCTGCGCATAATAAATAAATTAGTATAAATTATATACATAAATTTCTGAATAAAAAGAGAAAAATAGCTTTGAGTTCTGATAAGAAAAGTTTAATAATTGGGTCAAGCGAAAATGGTTTAGTTTCATGTAGTAGCTTTTAACACACCCCACCCTGCGACAAACAGAGTGGGCTTCATACATCAGGTTCCTTACCTGTGGAGCGTTTAGCCCCCGCGTGAACGCATCCAATACAAACACGCGCGATTCGAGTCAATTATAACTTGAATCATAGGTAGGTCAACCCTTTTTATTAAGGAACGATTTAAGTTATGTCAGTAGAAAAATTCAGTCCATACGGTGATGGTAAAATTCGACACGAAAGAAAACCATATACATTAGTTTTAAATAAAGTTTCAAATGAAAGTGATAATTTACAAGCAATAGGATTGTGGCTCCATTTTCAATGTAAACCCGAAGATTGGGTGATCAGCGTTCAATATGTTCAAAATAGATTCAAAATTGGCAGAGACAAAGCCTATAACATCCTTCGATATCTCATTAAAACTAATTTGATGCAGCAAGTTCAAGAAAAAAACCCCGATGGAACCTTTGCGGGAAACTATTACGTCATTAAGAATGGTGAAGAATTTACCCCTCCTCCTGAAAAGTTATCCACACCGCTTCCTGAAAATCCGGATCCGGATTTTCCGGATCCGGAAAATCCTACCACTACAAATACAAGTAATACTACAAATACAAGTAAAGAAAAAAAGGGATTGCTTGCGCATAAAAAACACAAAGAAATAAAAGCATATGAACCTCCTGGGATGGTGAGAATCCAGTCTCATCCTAAATCCTCAGCATTAACTAATTTTGCTGGTGTAGAAACACAATCAACAAGTAACCGGCCAAGTAACATTCAAAGGGGATCCAAGGAGGTTGCTAGAATGCACGTTAGGGCAATATCCAAAAAGCTAGGGAGGAGCGCTTATGAATAAAAATGGATTTAGGATAGACATGGATCGAAACTATCCTAACGATAGGAAAGGACGTGCTAAAAAAAATAACACATATTAAATTTATTTTTAAAGAGAAAAGAAAATCAAATGAATAGAGATGAGTACTTACAAAAACTAAAAGACCCCAGATGGCAACAAATAAGATTAAAAGTTTTTGAGCGGGATAATTGGATTTGTCAACAATGTTGTGGAGGAGAAAATACATTAAATGTTCATCGTAGATATTATTTATTAGAAAAAGAGCCTTGGGAGTATGATTTAGAAGCTTTAGTAACATTATGTGAATATTGTCATTTAGAAGAGACAGAAAATAGACCAAACATTGAAAAATCTCTTTTACATGCTTTAAAGAAAAAATTTCTATACAAAGATTTAGAGCCACTAGTAGAAGCTTTTAATGAATTCAAACCATTACATTGTGCTGATGTTATAGCTAGTACTGTAAAATTTATGTTAATGAATGAAGAAATTCAGCGTTGTATAATGGAATTGTATTTTGAAAGTATTACAGGAAAAAGACGCCCATACTTTGATGATATCAGAGAAGAAATTAAAAAGGAAGATAATTTATGATGGAAGAAAGAGAAACAGTAACACTCTGTATTCACCAAGTGCCTGTTAAATTTGGTTGTACGCGCTGCCATTTTGATAAAATTGATGAAGCCATAGAAACTATCATTAGCAAAGTGAATGGTCTGATAAAATTAGTACATCATCACGAAGAATATTTAAAAGGAATAGATAAAATTGCTTTATTTGATCCTGAAAAAGTTTCTCATAACATGAAAGCTTTCAATGAACGTCTCGAAAAAGTAGAAAAATGTCTTTTAGAGATTGCTAAAATATGAAAAATGATAATGAACAATCAAAAATGGCAGAAAAAGCTAATTTCGTAATGGAATGTTTCACATTAACCCAAGAAGTATTATCAAGAAAAATTCAACAGTTAAATCAAGGAGAGTATTCATTTCCTGAATTTATAGAAATGATCATGCAATATTTTAAAATTTCTTTTGTTCATAACATCATGCTTTTAGTTCAAACCCATAACATGATGAGTGGAAAAGGGTGTAGTCCATTCAGTGAGCTAACGGATCAGCTCATAAAAGATCATATTGCGGATATTCTATTAGGATTTGCTGAGGTAGCTGAAGCAAAGGGTGAAGTGTTCACAAATATATCATTGCACTAATGGATTGGTTTTTATAAGCTTTAAATTGATTATCAACACACTTATCCCCTAAAATTGTGGATAACTTAATCAGGGAAGTTATTAAAATGGAAATTAAAGATCGTGTTTTATACTCAGAAAAGTTTGAATGGCGCAAATTAAAACCTTTTCAGCCTGAAAATCTCAAAGAGATGGAAAAGGAAAGTTTTATCAAGCTAAAAAATAGCCTTAAAACAAACGATTTCATTGCTTCATTCGATGTTTGGAAGCAGAATGAGGAAAATTATTGGATCCTGGATGGTCACCATCGCAAGTACGCGCTTGATGATCTTGTTAATGAAGGTTGTATTGTTCCTGAAAAATTTCAATGCAATTTCATTCATTGCGAAAACGAACAGGATGCTTGCTATGCAATTGTAGCTAAAGCATCAAGCCATGCCAAGATGAATGAACTCGGCTTTACTGAATGGGCGACTAAGTATGGGCTTGATTTTGGTCGTATGATTGAAACAACTGATATACCGAATTTTGATCTTGAAGCTGTTTGGAATCACAACAAAGTTGAAATTGATATTATTCCTCCAAAGGAACAAGAAAATAAAAAAAATTCCACCTGCCCGAATTGTGGTTTAGAATTTTGAATTATCAAGCCAATCCTAGCAATAGTCTGAATACGGGCGTAAGTAGCACCACGTATACGCCCTATTTTCTTAAAATTTAGCCAATAGCGCCATCTTTCAGATCTAACCCACCTTACCCTACCGGTAAAAAGTAAAAATTCAACCCAAACGAAATTTGCGGGATTTAAAATATTGTATTAATATCGGCCTGAATCATGGGAATAGGAACCCATGACGGTTAAATAATAAACAATAATAATATGGGGATTCTATGGAACTGAATACTATCGGTCGTATCTGTATGCGTGAAAAAGATTTTAGAAAACCAATCGAAAACTTAAGTCCAAATCTTTCTAAACTAGTGAACAGCATGTACGTTGCAAATGTTGAAAAAGCCAAATGTAACCGGTGTGGCGAAACAATATTAGCTAAACCAGGACTTGGGGATTGTAAAATTATTTGTCTGCAATGCGCTTAATGTTCTACGTAGAACATTTAAATTGGGAATAAGTGATTAAAATGAAAACAAAAATCTCTTTTGATGAAAGTTCAAAAAAGTTTATTTTTAATGAAAATACGAGCATTTTAGAAGTACTATTTCTTGAAAAAATAATACGAAAAGAATTAAAAAAAGGGAATCTAGATGCCAAGCTTATTTTTGAAAAATTTAAAAATTTATTTGAAGACTATGTTCCTTTAGGAAAGGAAAGAAGTGTAACATAGGGTTACACGCGAGCAACAAGTGGCGCTTGTTAATCCGTCTCGGTTAGTTGAGCCACCCAGGAGGGCATAACAACCCAAAACCTTTCCAAGCGCCGCGCGGCTATTTTCTATTAAAAATATTTTTAAGTCTATCTATTCAACCTGTATTGAATGTGCTATATATGCGCAGATAATATCAGGATGATATAGAAAAAATATGGAATCATACGAGTTAACAGTAACATCTCCACATTGTTTTGATTATAATCAAAACATCATGAAATGGACAAAAGAAGAAGTTGAGTTTTTAAGAATACATTATCCGATGCGTGGCAAAAGATGGTGTGCTGAAAAACTTAATCGAAAAGAATCATCCATCCGCTCAATGACTTCATTCTACAAAATATATCAAGATAGAAATTCAGATTTTTTCAAAGATTGGCAAAGTCGTGCTAGGCAATCAAAAATAGGAAAAAAAAGACCTGATCAAGCAAATATTATTCTTAAACTTCATAAAGAAGGTAAATTAAAACATAAAGAAGGATACGGTAGAAAAGTAAGCGAAAGATTTAAAAAATATTACGCCAAGCATGGACACCCAAAAGGAATGTTAGGGAAAAAACATTCTGAAGAAAATAAATTGAAATTTTCAATTATGAGTAAAATGAGAATGGATAATTTAACTGAGGATCAAAGGACTGATCGAATTATGAAGATAATGCGCACGAGGGTTAAAAATGGAACTTATTCACCAGAAAGGTTTAAGACTACTTGGAAGCAAGGGTGGAGAGAAATAGGTGGCTATAGAAAATATTATCGTAGCCGATGGGAAGCAAATTATGCTCGCTATCTTGAATGGCTAAAAATAAATAATAAAATTTTAGATTGGGCACATGAACCAACTACTTTTTGGTTTGAAAAAGTTAAGCGTGGAGCCGTAAGTTATTTACCTGATTTTAAAATTACAAATCTTGATAATTCAGAAGAATATCATGAAGTTAAAGGTTGGATGGATAATAGAAGTGCCACAAAAATAAAAAGAATGGCTAAATATCATCCAAAAGTTAAGTTAATTATTATTAACAAAAAAGAATATAAACAAATAGAAAATATATTTTTAAGAATCATAAAGGGTTGGGAATAATGATTTAATTTAAAAAATCACAAAGGAAAATGTATGAGTTTGAATATGGAAGTTGAACTTGAGCGCCGTTTAACAAATTGGGCTTATTGGATCATTTGCTTTGAAACGAAATAGGATACCCGAGCAAGGCAACTATTGCTGATTTTGGGATGCCTAATTCTTATATCCGTACCAGTAAGCCACCATTCCCTTTGAACAATATACAGGCAGATGAAATCAATACCTGGATTAATATCATGGGGGAAATACGCCCTGAATGTAAGGTGGCTATTGCTACTTACTATCTTCGTAAAAATGGTCTAAGAATTTATCAGATAGCGAAAGCATTAAATATAACCCTTACGATGTTCAATCGTCATTTGCATGACGGTAAAACATGGCTTATGGGGAGGCTTTCATCAATCCTTGATAAAAAGGATCAAAAAAATTGTTAATACCCTCTTGTATTGTTGACATGGAAATGGTAAAGATATGCTATCTTGTCGTAATCATATCTAAGTTATCCCTTCTAGCCATATTAAAAACCATAAATTTTGATCTCAGGAAGAGATTACTATGTTGAGCCCACAAGCGAAGGATTTCTTGTTAAAGCGATTAGAAGGCGAAGAAGGATTTAGAGCCTTAGCTTATGATGATGCAACCGGATTACCTGTTAAAGCGCCCGTCGGGAATGTCACTGTTGGTCTTGGATTAAATATTCAAAATGGACGTGGTATTAAACCTAACGAGGCAGAATTTATTGCCTGCAATATTATCGACGAATGTTATTTAAAACTTGCCAAAGACCTCCCCTATTTTGAAAACTTAGATGAACCACGTAAAGTGGTTCTGATTGATATGGGTTTCAATATGGGTCCTGATGGCGTTGAATCATTCCATAATACATTGAATTTAATTAGTGGTGGTTTTTATAAAAATGCTGCTGCTCAAATGCGGAAAAGTACCTGGTATTCACAATTGCCACGAAGAGCAGAATCATTGTGTCAAATGATGGAAACCGGCACTTTTAATTAACTGTGTTCACATAGAGAATTTCGGTAGCTAGTGTACCCCATACACACGCATATTCCTGAATGCAGGCTACCGAGGTTTTTTAATTTTAAGAGAGGGCAAGATTAGAGCAAAATATGCCAAAAATTGTCCATCTAGGGTGGAATAAATGAAAAAATTTATACCCAAGGCAGTTTCTTTGCATAGACAAAAAACTGCTTGGGAAATGAGACTAACATTTCATACATATGAAGAAATAGCTGAGAAGCTACAAATAAGCGAAGGGCATGTAGCTAAAATACTATGTAGGCTTCATAAAAAACATCAGATGAACTTTAATAATGATGTGAAAAGAATACAGCAAGAACAAATCGCATCTCTCGAAAAGATTATAAAAAATGCTTTTCATGCTTTTGAAATTAGTCGAAAAGCTTTTGTAAAAATGAAAACAAAAAAAACATTAGACCGTGGAAATGAAGTTGTAGGTACCGAAAATATTACTGAAACGGATTTTCAGGATGGCGATTCCAAAAATTATGCTAGTCTTAAGCAGGCTGGTGATTCTAAGCATTTGAAAATTGCTATGGATGCCATGGCTGATATACGGTTTATAACTGGCGCTAATGCTCCTACTAAATCTGAAGTTAAAAATCTGGATTTAACAGAAGAAGAATTGTATCAAGAAGCTAAGAAGATTTTTGATCGAGAAAGATTAGAGAATGAAAAAGAAGATAGTGAAAGATAATGTCAATCACCCAGCTCATTATAATGCTAGTGATATTTACTGTAATGAGTGCGGCGGACATATAGAATGTATTGATATCGTACGACATTATAATTTTGCTATAGGAAATGCCATAAAATATCTTTGGCGTTTTGAACATAAAAATGGTTTAGAGGATTTAAAGAAGGCTATTTGGTACATCAATGATGAAATTAAAAGGCGAGAAAAGGAAATAGACCAACAAGAGGAATAAGACATGATAGCCAATTTTAGCTGGAAGACGGCATTAATTGTATTTGGTTTCTCTATTTTGCTGAGTTGTATAATTATCGCAAACATTCCATCACAATCAACGATGTGTTTATGATGAGGCAACCAATGTGCTGCCATGTCATGAATCTAAATCCATCGAGCATATATTGTATGAAATTACCATAACACTACAACATATAGAAAAAACAATTGAAAAAAATCAAAATACGCTTACCTCATTATTAGAATCAAAAGCAGAACATAATATAGAGATTAAATTTCTATCATCTGGCATGGATCGCATTTATGATGAAATTAAAAAAATGGATTTTAAAATTACTAAAATTGAAGCCAACCTCGAAAACAAAAAAGAAAAAAGTCTCCCGTTTATGCTATGGGGTAGTTTCCTCGAAGCCGTGCGTGAATACTGGCATATCATTGTCTTCTTTGCGACCGCCATCAGTTGCGCATTATCCTTTTTGTTCGGAATTCAGGTTAAAAATTAGAAATGATGTTACCTGACGAAGAAATAATGGCAATGGTACTTGATTGCCAGAAAAGAGATTCGAAACTATCTGAATGGGAATATGATTTTATTGAAGGAATTTTTGATCAAATAGGATTTAAAGCTTTATCTGAAAAACAAATAGAGACTTTAGAGAAGATTTGGGAACGGATAACATAATAGATAACAATTTATTTTAAAAATGCCATGCGATCACATTAAACTCCCCATCGATCATTTTTTACATATTCGTCCAGATGGTAAATGTCGTCTTTGTAGACATGAAATCTATAAACGACATTATGAGAATAATAAGGAAAAAGTTCTCAAAAAAGCGGCTGAATATCGTAAAAAGAATCCTGAAAAGATAAAAGCACTTAAAAAGAAATATTTTCAAAAAATTAGATTAAGTTATCTTAATAAACATGGAAGTTCTGAAAGAAAATTAACGGATAAAGAATTGCGATATGTCTGTAGGCTCAAAACAATCCTCCACGAAACATATAGACTCGAGCGAGAATATAACAAATATCACGCAAGTAAGAGAATGTACCCTCCTTCAATTAAGAAAGTTGTTAGCGGGTCATGCTGACTTAGATGATATTGATGCATTTTGTAAAGTAGTCAATACTGTTTTAAATACGCTTAAAGTAGAAATGAGCTATTTAAAGATGATTCAAAATGATCATCGCATTAATTTTATTAATAACAATAGTAAATTAATTGAGAAAAAGGATTAAGTGTTATGGAACCGGTTAACAAAGAAATTGGTCAGAATGACGATACAGCCGTTATGCAACCTGGCAAAGTAACAGAATCACTCGATGTACATCAAAAAAATAATATGCAGAAATATGCGCCGCAAAATGGTGGTGAAATTGCAGCAGGCAAAGAACAGGCTTGTTATGATGATAGTATGTAAGGAAATTTAAAATGTCATTATTGCCTGGTGTTCCTGCATCTACTCCTAACAATAATAATGTAAAGCTTCCTGAAGCATCTAATGGTAGCGAAATAAAAGTACGTCATAATCCTGATTCAACACCAAATGATCTCTATCAAAATCGAGATTGGCAAGATAAAAAATGGGATTCACTTGATTGATATCTAATAGAACAGATAGAACAGAATATGAAAAACAAGTTTTAGCTAATTATTATGCTAGTAGAAAATCTAAATATAATCATCTCAGTTTTGATAAATGGTTACATGCGGTAACACCTAGTTTTAATTGGGATTGGGCACATTTAGCTTTTGTAAGAGAGAAATTTAAAAAAGTTGAGCTTGGTACAAATCAAAGAATCATGATTTGTATGCCACCACGACATGGCAAAACTGAGCAATGTACTATTCGGTTTCCAGGTTATTTTCTTGAGAGATATCAAGAAAGCAGGGTTGTTATTGGTTGCTATAATCAAACGCTCGCTAATAAATTTAGTCGCAAAACTCGACGTATCATGCGCGAGAGAATTGCATTAAGCGATGAACGCTCAGCAGTTGAAGAATGGGAAACTTCAAATGGGGGTAGTTTTAGAGCCATTGGTGTCGGATCCGGTATTACAGGCCAAGGCGCTGATTTAATTGTTATCGATGATCCCGTAAAAAGTAGAATTGAGGCCAATTCACTTGCTTTTCGAGAACGTTGTTGGGATTGGTATACGGATGATCTTTATTCTCGTCGTGAACCAGGATGTTCTATCATTTTAATTATGACCCGCTGGCATAATGATGATTTAGCCGGTCGTATTTTAGCAAGCGACGATGCGCCTAATTGGGATGTTATTAATTTACCTGCATTAGCAGAAAATAATGATCCATTAGGACGACTTGAAGGGGAGGCCCTTTGCCCAGAACGTTATAGCAGGGAAGCTTTGCTCGAAATCAAATCTGTACAGCAAGGTGCTTTTGATGCCCTTTATCAAGGGCGCCCATCAGCAATGGAAGGAGCCATATTCAAGCGTGAATATTGGCGTTATTATCGTGAAGTGCCTATTTTCGAAAAAATCATTCATTCGTGGGATACCGCTTTCAAGAAAGGTGCTGAGAATGACTTTTCAGTTTGTACGATATGGGGACAAGCTACAAACGGTTATTACTTACTCTATCGTTGGAAGCAACGTGTTGAATTCCCCGAGCTAAAGCGAACAGTTGTATTGCTCGCACAGCAGGTTCCCGCTAATGAAATCTTGATTGAAGATAAAGCGTCCGGCCAATCGCTAATTCAAGAGCTGCAGCGGGAAACCAGACTACCTATTATCCCCTATAAAGTTGATAAGGATAAAATGGCGAGAGCAAATGCGATAACGCCCATAATTGAAGCAGGGAAAGTTTACTTACCAGAAAAAGGGGAATGGGTACAAGATTATATTGATACCATGGCATCATTTCCCAATGACGCACATGACGATGACGTTGATAGTACAACGCAGGCACTTTCGAGAATGAATAATAATATATCTTTCTCATTTAGCTCCCTTTGATTTAGGTATACGTCCTGTAGGGCGTCGCTGATAGCGGTTTAAATCATTCTCTTTAATGGCATAATCACGGCCAATAATTTTTGCCGGAAGTTTGCCTAATTTGATTTCATGCTGCACTTGCCTTACTGACATAGACTTCCCTGTTTTTTTAGTAATAAACAAGGCAGCTTCTTTAGTATTGAATAATTTCATTTAACCACCTATTAATGCATCATAAACATGATAGTAAGAAATATTATTAATGTTATAAAAGCTATGTAAAACTCTACTCGAGTGATTGGATCTAATGGACCTTGACCGTCGGTTTTCATGGCTATTTCCTCCTATTATATATGTAATAATAATCAATGAAAAAAACTATCATTAATAAAATAATAGTTGAATCAAAAGTTAAAAGAAGTGGAAGCATATAAATAGAAGTATGCTTAAATATTATTTGAATCGGCATTGCTATAAGCGATAAAAATACGCCTACTCTAAATATAACGCTAGTCACTCTATTGAGAGTATATTGTTTCATATACTGTTGCCTCCTTTGTAAATACAAAAATAATCAATTAAACAAATAATAGTTAATAATAAAAATTGAATATTTAAACAAACTAATAAAGGTGCTATTTTCAACATATTATGAATCCAATTAAAAGAGGATGGTGATATATTAATAAAGATCACTATAATCGGATTAATGACTGCTAATATTAAAGAATTTAAAAATATTCGATCAATATTATATTTTTTCATATTTGCATTCTCCTATTTAACTAAAAATTGATAAAATTCTTTATCATTGCAATACGCTTGATAAAGATCTTCATGCTTTTTGCGAAAAGTTACAGTATCGAAAATAGAACGTATTTGTGATTTGTAAGTTGCTTTAACGATTCCATTTTTATCTAAATATTCAGAATGTTTTGCAAAGTAAGAGACTATTAAAGAGTTTTTAAGGTTATCTTTTTGAGCCTCTAGTATTTTAATTTGCTCGCTTAGTTTTTTATAAGTAGCTAATTCATTTTCGATATTTGATTTTTTGATTCTATTCAGCATGTTGGCGTTCTCCATTAATAAAATTGACGGCATCTTGAAAACTTTTAAACATGATTGTTAAGTTTATATTTCCATTTCTATATAAATTAACTTCGTAACTTTGATCATGTATTTTTTGAATTTGTACAGTGTTTTTCATGTTTGTTTTCCCCTGGTTATGTGATTTTTGAACTTCGATTTCTATTTTTTTCAACCAATCGATAATCGACATATTATTGTTTTGATGTTTATAGTGTTCGTTATAAAGTGCTTTTAAGGTTTCTTCGTTAGTCATGATTGCGATCTCCTTTGTTAATTAGGCAATTTATTAAAACTGTCTTATAAATTTCTTTAGGCGACATTGCTTTTTGGTAATAAAGCATTACAAGGAACTCATAAACTTCTTTAGGCGAAATGATATCTTGATCTAATAACCCTTTAGATTGACGGTACTCAGATTCCATGTTTTGAACCCAGATATGAAAAGAACGTTCTTCATCTAAAGAGAAAGAGACGTATCCATACATTTTGCAACAAATGTTTTTAATTTTTTCTTCGTAGTCTATGTAATGACATCCATAGTTTTCAAAGAAAGCATCTTGAATGGCATATTTTGCATAGGAAGAAGGATTCATATTGAAGAGTAAATTTTTGAATATTTTTGTTTCTTCTTTGGCATCCTTTTTCAATTTTAAAAGTATCTCATCAAGTTTTTTAAGGCTCTCTCTTGGGTCGATTGGTTCATCTGGTTTCATGGCTGCTTTCCTCGTATCTCTTATTTATAGTATAGCGCCATAACGAAATAATACAAGTTTCATAGCATATATAAGTCATTGATTTTTATGAAATTTAAAATATTTTTTTACTTAAGCTCTGAAAAGGTCTGATAATAATATGGGGATAAAGGACTATGTAACCCGTATCTTTGCGGCACGGCGTAAGAATGAACCTGAGCGGGATACCGTACCTTATGCCCGTTTAATGCAATTAGGCGTTACCTTTAATCAAAAGGCACAAGTTAAGCCTAGCCCACCGAATCTACGTTATTTCAGCCGTACCCCTTACGCTCGGGCGGCTATTAGACGTATTCGTGACCCCATATGCTCCTTAGATTGGAAAATAGCCCCTGCAAAGGGGGTTAAAAACAACCGCTTAATCGACAAGCAAATAGCCGTAGCCACGACCTGTCTACATCACCCAAATCGGGATGATAACTGGCGTGGATTTATCGGGATGGTGGTTGAGGATTGGCTTACCTTTGGTGCTGGTGTTTTTGAGCATCAACTAGGTAATGATCCAGTACGCCCTTTATGGTTATGGCCAGTTGACGCGCAGAGTATTCAAATATTTGCAGGCTGGTCTGGTGCTGCTAATGAGGCACGCTATATTCAAACTATTGGTTATACGAATGTCGGGTTCTTAGAGGGCCGTAAACTTCGTAATGATGAGATTGTTTATATTAGAGCAAATTCATCAACCGAGACTCCCTATGGCTTTGGACCATTAGAAATTGCATTTAATACGGTTAATCGTCAATTAGGCGTTTCTGAATTTACCGGTAATTTAGCATCCAATGCTCAGCCGCAAATGATGCTTTATTTCGGAGCGCTTGATGATAGTCAATTAAGATCTGTTCGTAGTTATTGGCGTAATGAAGTTGAAGGTCAGGGTGTCACCCCTATCTTTGGTGGCCCATCTGATCCGAAAGCCATTGCACTTCATCCAGGCGGAGATGATGCGCTTTATCTTAAATATCAACAATTTGTTATTCGTGAGATTGCGACCGCATTCGGTTTAAGCCCAATGAATCTGGGCGTTGAGCAAGATGTTAATCGCAATACAGCCGAAGTGGCAGCCGAACGTGATTGGAATAATACGGTAGTGCCCTTAGCTGAGTTAATTAGCAATTATATTACCCGCGAAGTTCTACACGCAAAATTAGGTTACTACCAACTTGAGTTTCAATTTGAAGGGCTTTATCAAGAAGATGAAGCAAATATCGCCAGTGTGTATCAAATTGAATACAAAAATAATGCAATCACACCTAATGAGTATCGTGAAGAGCGTGGCATGACGCGAATGGAAAGCCAATGGGCGGATCTCACATTTGCTGATTTCCAAATTGCAATGTCCGCTGCGCGTGGTACTAAACAAATTGAAGATGCCGATTTAAGTGATAGCCAATCCGATTCTAATAAGAAACTTAGAAAGCAAACCGTTACGGACGAACAAAGCACATCCAGTTTTGAAAATGACTAAAACGTTTTTTTAGGAGCAAATAAAATGCCTTTAGATATTCATGTAGTAGAAGTTCCAGATGGAATGCAGGTTAAGAATAAAGATCGTGTCGTAATGGGCAGCTTTAAAAATTATCCTAACCCTAGCTCACCTGGTGCTATTAGCTCCGTTGCTGTTAATACCGCAGGAACCTATAACTCGGTTCCAACGATTACCACATCAGGAGATGGATCAGGTGCAACACTTGTTGCCCATATGGGATTATTGAGTGCATCGATTGCTGCAATAGGTACCGGATATGCCCCTGGTGATACCATTACCTTAACGGGTGGTACTGAATCTTCAAATGCGATTTTAACTCTTTCAACTACGCAATTAGTAAGCGCTGCTACCAATGCGGCAGGTTCGGGTTATTTGCCACTCGATACTATTACTCTCGCAGGAGGTACCGAAACAGTTGCAGCTCAATTAAAAGTTCAAACTGTGAAATTGATTAGTGCTTCTGTATTGGCAGCCGGTTCTGGATATGCGATCAATGATACGATTACTGTCGCAGGTGGAACTCATGCAACCGCATCTGTTTTAACAGTCACCCATGCTCAATTAGTCAGTGTTGCTGTTAATGCGGGCGGTACGGGTTATGCTCCTGGTGATACCGTTACACTCTCTGGCGGAACATCCAGTATTGCTGCTGTTGTGACAGTTCTAACTGCACCTGGCGGTGTTGTCGGAACGGTTAATATTACGACCCCTGGAAATTATACTGTAGAGGCTACAAGTTTCACACAAGCTAGCACGTCAGGAAGTGGAACAGGATTAACATTGAATACCGGCGTATTTGGTGCATTAACTTGCAGTGTGACAACTGCTGGTTCTTACACCGTTGTGCCATCAACCTTTACCCAAGCATCGACTTCAGGCTCTGGTACCGGCGCGACATTCAATACGTTATCTTTTGGTGTTTTAACCAACAGTGTTATCAATGGCGGTTCATATACCACTAATGCATCCAGTTTTACTCAAGCCAGCACATCAGGTGCGGGGACAAGCGCAACCTTTAATACTGCAGTATACGGGGTATTAGGGTATACCGTTTCAACCGCTGGAAGTTACACCGTGTTGCCTACTAATCCTGTTGCGCAAGGTTCAACATCGGGCAGTGGAACGGGTGCAACCTTCAATGCTTGGGATTGGGGATTAGCTACCGTTACAGTAAGCGCTGGTGGTTCAGGATATGACAGTTCATCTGCTTTAGTGATTCCAAGTCCTGCGGGTTCAGGTGCATCTGGAACTGCTGTTATTACCAATGGCTCCGTTTCTAGTATTACATTAGGTAGCGGTGGTAGCGGATATTTAACCGCTCCGACTGTAACAATTAGCGGTGGTGGCGGATTTAATGCAACTGCAACTGCAACCGTTGTAGCAGGTGTTATTACCGGTTTCAATGTTACCAATGGCGGCAATAGCTTCACATCAGCGCCTACCGTCACTATCACAGGCGGCAATGGTACGGCTGGAACCACGACCATTACTTTGGGATCAACAACGGGTAATGCGGTCACAATGACTTTCACCTTACCAACATCTGCAAACTTGCCAATGCTTCCAGGCAGCCCACTTGTTCCTGATTATGGAGTTTTTGTAAATCCAGGGCAGGCATGTCTTTGGGATGTACCGCAAAGTTCAAAAACATTTGATAGTTTCCAAGTAGTGCTCACTCCATTGAGTGGTAATTCAGTCGCAGCCGGAAATATCGATGTTTTAATATTCGGATAAGGAATTAATTAATGGCTAAGAAAGAACTAGAAAATCAAGACACGCAAAACGTAACCGCACAGGCTGATGTAAATAGTCAGCCTTCACCGGTTGAAAAACAACAAGCATTACACGATGAAAGTGCAAATGTAACTCAACATGTATTACAACCTGGTAAAACTCCACCTGTAGGAGAAGATTTACTTGGCGAAATAACTTCTATGATCCACAAAGCAGAACAAGAAGGTAATTTGATGTTAGCTGCTGAACTTAAAAATATGATGGTGAAATTAGGTGATCTACTTTCACATCTTCATGAGTTAGAAAAAAAAGCAGCGGATGATACCAAAGCTCTTTACAAAAAGGTTATTGCATTTTTTAAGAAATAATATTGATTTCTCTCTCCTTGTAACAATTGGTCCTCTCTTAGCCCTTCTATTGTGATCAAGCTCGCGTTCCACGCTGGTTAGCAATAGCGGGGCCTTTTTTTGAGAAAAAATTATGGCTCTTACGAAAAAGCAACGCGACAAAATACCTGCTAAGCATTTTGCTGTGCCTGAAACAGAACAACTTCCGATAGAAGATGAAGTTCACGTGAAAATGGCATGGAAAATGGTTGATAAAACCAAAGGATTAAGCCCAGAGCAACGATCTTCCGCACGCAAAAGAATTATCAATCGTGCGCATGAATTAGGAATGGATACCAGTGGTTGGAATAAATCTGAAGATATGAAAGGTGAAATCGATGAGCAACAAGATTTTAATAAAAATGTTGCTGATGGTTTTGATGCTGATGCTGAAGATGATGAAATGGAAAAAGAGCAAGAAGAGCATGAGCAGCGTGAAGAGGAACGTTTAAATGGTAATGCTGAATCTTTTGTTTTCTCAGCTCTCGCAATGGAAATACCAGATCAACCTTCTAATCATCCTAATCAAACTCCGTTTAAAGGTGTTCTCACACGTATCGATGAGCCTAGCGATAATCCATTAAGTGGGTCGCATGGTAAGTGCGTGATATTACCAAAATCAGTCGCTGAAAAAGCATTATCTAGTTTGTTAGGAATGGCGATTGATTCAACACCGAACTTAGATGGCCATGATGTTAGAAGCAAAATCGGTCTTATTACCGCCGCAACTATTGTCGGCAATGAAATACAAATTCAAGGTTTTTTTTACGGCGCAGATTTTCCAAGTGAGGTCAAGCGCATTCAAGCCGAAAAGTCGCAACTGGGTTTCAGTTATGAAGCCCAAGCGCATATTAGGTCCATGAATGATGATCCCCTGGTCATAAAAGATTGCGTCTTCACCGGTGCTGCCGTGCTTTATAAAGATAAAGCCGCGTACACCACAACCTCACTATCAGCAAATAAATTATTGGAGAACGAACCCATGACACCAGAAGAAAAGAAAGTCTTTGAGGATATGCAAACGCAAATTGCATCACTCGCTCAGAAGCTAGCTGCTGCTGAAGATAATATGAAATTATCCGGCGGCAATATTATGCACCTTGTTAAACCTCATGCTGAAGCTTTACGAAATTGTGCCGCTTCAATGGCAGCAGCCGGCATGGGCATGCATCCCAAAATGGGACATGTTGCGCATTTACATAATATGGCAGATTCAATGGAAGCCGAAGCTGCTATGGGAAAAATGCCGCATGTTTATCAAACTGATGCATGGCTTGGCGCTTCTGCTGAAAAAGAAAAGCCCGCTGAATATAATTCTGAAATGAAAAAGTTGGTTGAAGAAATTTCTTGTTTAACCACCAAAATTTCCGATTTAGAAAAAGCAAAATTCCATGCAGCCGCTGAACCTGAACGTAAAACTATTTCACCTGAAATTAAACATCTTATTGCTAAAGCTGGAATAGATGTAACTGGTGAAAAGAAATTTACCCCTGCCGAAGTTGATTCCATGTTGAAAGATACAGGAATGTCCGTTGCTCAACGCATGCAGGCAAAATTGGGTTTAAGTCAAGCCGGAAAAATGGCTAATTAATTTAAGGAGCAAGCAATTATGTCACACCTATTTTCAAGCAACCGTGTTGCCTTATCCGGTGCTGCTGATTTTTTAGGACCTGGTGCAATCGAAGTTCCTATCTTCGAAACCGAGATTTTTGATATCGTCCGTCGTACCAGTGTGGCGCTGAATCGTCTGCCAACGATGAAAGCTACAGGTCATCCACACCGATACTTCGAACAGACTGCAATCGCAACCGGCGGATTTACAGATCCACGTAATATCTCACCGACTCCGAATGTTCCTACTCGTGTCGAAAATGCTTTATACATTAAAGCACTCGTTAACCAAACTAACATTTCTATCTTTGATAAAGATGTTACTCAACAACAAGGTCAATTCAGCTACGTTGTTGCAAAGGATATCGAGGATATCATTAATGGTATCGAGGTAGCACGTGCATCTGCTTTATGGAATGGTACAGATACAAGCTATACCAGCCCAACCACCAACCAATATTTCGGGTTTTTAACCCAGATTACGTTGACCGCAACGATTGCCCCAGGTGCATCAATTATCGATGGACTTAAGGCACAAATTGCATCGATGGTTGGTAATCCGTTATTTGTAGTGCGTCCTACCGCAATCTATGTAAACCCAATTTTAGGGGACTATTTAGATCGTGAGGCCAAAGCTGCAAATATCACTTTTGGATCCGCTACCGTAATTGCAGGCATTGTTGCAAAAACCATGTCAACCCAAGCAGGTGAATTGCCAATTATCGGCGATGCCTATTTACCATCTGCATCCGGTTCTGCTTATGGTTTCCCTGCACCTCCTGCTGGCAATAAGAATTATTTTGCAGTCATTCTTTCTGAGAAAGATTGCGAAATACCTTATATCTGCGGAGAAGGTGATAACCCAAATCCTCGTTTATTCCAATTAGGATTAACAGGAAATTTAAGCGGGCAATATGTCGGCATTAAGTTTGATGCTGTGCTTGCTAAGGGCGCAAGCTACGCACATGCCGTGGTTTGTGTGCAACGTCCTTAAGAGGCAACAAAGAATAACGCTCCACTAATAACAAATAGGTCCATACCCTTTCCTTTTGTTCATTAGCTGGAGCGTTTCTATTTTTAAAAAAGGAATTTTAGAGTATGGCAAAAGTTTATTATCAAGGTAGAAGTCGAAATCATCGGTTACATGTACAGCCTGGTATTGATTATCCTGGGAAAGCAGAATGGCATGAGATAGACGGTCGCGCTAAATTTTTTGAGATTCATTTTGTAGATTATATAGCAGATGTCGACGAGCACCTTGCTCATTATCTTATTAATAAAGGCTTAGCATCTAAATCACCGCTTGTTACAGGGGTAATCTAGTCATGAGTTTAGTAACCACGCAACTAAATGCGAATACGCCTGTTGATATAGGGCAAGTTTTACAATGTTATTTATTACCTGCGGCTATTGGATTAAACACAACTATTGCAGGAAATGGCAATGTAGTAAGTAATGCGATTATTAATAATGGCTTTAAAAACTTTGCTTTTTGTTTAAAAAGTACACAAGCCGGTTCTGTAAGTATTCAACGATATTTAGATCAAGCGGCAACTATTCCTGTAGGTGCTGCAATCACAGGATCATTAGTTGCTAATACAGCTTTAACCGTAGATAGCGTCGATAGCATCCCCTACCAGAGCATGATTATCACAGTGAGTGATTCATCAGGGACTGGGGCTACCATTTCAAATTGTGCTTTATTGTTTCAAGCTCAATAGGTATTCATTATGCCAAGCGCATACTTGCAAGGTAGTGATCCCACTACTTACGGCGTACCTACGGCTACACCCGCTCAAATTACACAAGCAAGTGCTATTATCGATGGTTATTTACAACGCCCTGAAGGATTGATATTTGCATTTGATGCAGTCGGTAACCCTTGCTATATGGTTAATATGCAACCGACATTTACCTATCTAGCAACAGCTCCCTTTAATGCAGGGCAAAATGTTAATGTTACCGTTAACAATTCAACGTTTCCGATATCGTTAGGCTCCTCGCAATGTGGTTTAGTTGCAATATTAGATCGTGCGAACACTAATAAAACGGAAGCATGCATTGTTAATGCGATCAATGGACAGGTCTTAACATTAACGAATGTACAATTTAATCACAGTGTGGATTGCACCCTAGAGTTTGGCATGGTCATTTTTGAAGAATGCCAAATGCCAGCCGGTCGTCCACTTACCAATGTAAAAAAGACACCCGTTCAAATGGTCCTGGCCGGACAGGGACGTTACGGTTATCCGAGGCGAGGAAATGCCTTTTTTGAAATCAACGAATATAATTTGTTAGCAGCCATTACAAAGTTCGGTGGTCCTCCTATTTGGGAAATTTTCAATCAAACATTGGTTGGTGTTGACCCTACAACGGGTCAGCTTTGGGCGCCTGCTGGTATATTATTAGCTTACTATACGGAAATACGTTTTAGTTATATTGCAGGATATACTTATTCAAGTTTGCCTTCTAATATCAAGCAGGCTTGCGCCAATATTATAAGCTCGATTACATCGATTGCTCCCATTTCAGGCACTATACAAACATTTAGAGCAGGCGATACTGCCATCACTCGTTTTGGGGCAACTAACATCGATAATGACACCAAGATGCTATTGCAGCCTTATATGGCAAGGTTTTATGTCTGAGGATGGTTAAATGAGTTTTATATTTCCTCGGATAGTTCAAATATCAAGGCCAAACCCAACGACAGGAATCGGTGCATTGCCGTATCAGGGTTTATTGCCTACTAATGAAACAATTTTATTTACCAATATTCCAGCAAGCATTCAAGAGCGCGGTTCAACTCAGCAAAAAGCAGGGATTCCAGCGGACACCAAAGGTGCTCCTATGTGGATTATTATCATCCCACTTGCCTATTGTCCTAATGGCTCCATTATGGATCGCGATGTCATTACGGATGATTTGAGTATTCGATACCAAGTATCCGCCGCTTACTGGAACAGTTTAGGCTATCAGTGTGAATGTGAGAGATTACAAACATAAGAAAAAAAGATTAGCAAATATCACGCCTTTAACTTTTCCAATTATCGGATCAGAGTTTGAGATGGATGGGCATATTTTTTTAATTAGCGATGTAAAAATAAAAGAAGAAAATGGCAATCATGTTGCTGTCTGTTCAGTTGAAAGCGCATTAATAACATTCTCAATTACATTTTGCAGTAAATTACCGTTATTCAAGATGGGTGAATAAATGGCTGATATTTATGATGTGCAGGTAGCTTTAGCTAATCTTGCGCAAACTGCCGTTTATCCGAATGGATTATCGCAACCGAGTGTCGCAAATTGCGATGTACGTATTTATCCTGGCAACCCCATACCTGACACCTTAGATGCTGATCTAATAGCACAAAAAGCGCATGTTAGTATTTTTCCCACGAATATTGCGAGGGTGAGCACAAGATTTCAAACGGATTGGTATACAACACAAGTTAATACGCCAACCCTTGTGATGACTACAAATTTAAATGCAGGTACTGTTACCATTACAGGGACAGTATCAACACCACAAAGCTGCATGATTATTTATAATAGCATTGGTTATTCTTATGGTGTTCAAAGTGGTGATACATTAAATAGTATTGCATCGAATCTTGCATCGATCATTACAGGTGCGACATCTACAGGAAATGTAGTTACTCTCATCAATCCTCATTTACTTTCTGCGCGCGTTATTATTGCAGGAACAGGAACGCGTGAAGTTGCTAGAGAAAAAAGATTAGTGCTCACTACTGTTTGGGCGCCGACGCCATTAATACGAAGCCAAATAGGTTATGCAATTGCTGTTTTATTTGCATCAACTTATCGTGTTGCATTACCTGATGGATATTATGGTCAACTTGTTTATAGTGGCTCACAAGAAAAAGATGACTTGGAAAAAGTTATTTGCTATAGAAGAAATATCCATTTCATTTTTGAATTCGCAACAACACAGGCTATGAACGAATATACCATCGGAGACAATATTATTAATATTTCTCAAGTGGCTAGTATTTAAGAAATAAAAATGTCTGATATTTTTGATGTACAAACAGCGCTTGCAACATTAGCACAACAAGCGATATATCCTAATGGATTATCAAATCCAAGTGTTGCAAATTGTAATGTAAAAATATTTCCAGGATGGCCGATACCGAACTCATTAGATGCTGACTTAACCGCACAAAACGCACAAGTTAGTATTTACTCTACTGAGATCGCGCGCGCAACCACTCGATTTGATACAAAGTGGCAAACGACTGTATTTAATACGCCAACTATTACACTTTCTATTAATCAAACAACTATTACTATTAATGGAACAATATCAACACCACAAACATGTGTAATTGTAACAAATGGCATGAATGTTTATGCCTATAGTATACAAAGCAACGATACACTTAATTCAATTGCTTCTAATATTGCAACCATTATCCCACATGCAATAGCAGCTGGTAATACATTAACAATTAGTTATATTAAAAAATTATCTGCGACAGTCAGCACGACAGGAATTAGTGCAAGAGAGGTTGCGCGAGAAAAAAGATTATTTAAAGTAACAGCATGGTGCCCCAATCCTATTGCGAGGATGCAAATAGGTGAATCTATCGCTGAAACTTATGGATCAACATATCGGCTAGGAATGCCAGATGGATATTACGGAAATTTATCTTATGCTTCATCACATGAGATTGATGAGCTTGAGAGAGTTAAATGTTACCGAAGAGATATTGATTGTTTTTTTGAATATGCCTTAACGCAAACAGAAACAAATTATTCTGTTGCATTTAATATTATTAATATCAATAGATCTAACATTGTTCCTCAAGGGATAAACTTTCAGTTATTATCTGGTGGAGACTTTTTGCTGCTAAGCAATGAAAATTTTCAACTGCTCGGCTTGTCATAGATTATTTTTTTCTTATTACCATTTCGGAAATAATATATGTCAGTAACAGCCGAAAATATTTTGGAAATTTATAATAATAATCCATCATCAACGCTACCTAATACAGCATTAATATACGCAGGTCTTTCACCATATGGTGTTAATAGCGATACAGCTATTAAATTTATAGATTTATTAACACAAATATTAAGTTATCAGAATTTACCTTGGCTTACGATTAGTGCTGCCTCTTATCAGCTAACAACTAATACTGGTTATTTTATTAATCGTCCATCTTTAGTGATGTTGACAATGCCGGTTAGTTCTAATGTTGGCGATATCATCAGTATTACAAGCATTAACTCTGGCGGTTTTCAAATCGCCCAACAAGACGGCATGAATATTTTATTTGGAAATAAATATACATCAACCGGCGCTGCTGGATATTTATCATCAACACTATTAGGTGATTGCATTGATTTACGCTGTGCAATTCCAGGTTCACTTTGGGTTGTCAGAAACCCCCAAGGAAATATAAACGTCGTCTAGTTAAGGAGTTTTATTTTATGGCAACAATGAATTCGATAGGTTCACAATATCCTTTTGCAACTGCCGATTACGGCGCAGCTTCTGTTACTTATGCAAAAATTCAAAACGTTGCCGCAAGTTCTTTGTTAGGTAACCCAACCGGCTCACCTGCAAGTGCTGAAGAAATAACATTAGGTACAGGACTTAGTTTTTCAGGTACTACTTTAAATGCAAAAATAGTATTGCCATTTACTACTGTCTCCGGTACTTCCCAAGCTGCTGCGGTTAACAATGGATATTTTACTAATAACGCATCTTTATGTACGGTCACATTGCCAGCTACTGCTGCTGTTGGCGATACCATTGTGGTTGCTGGACAAGGTGCAGGCGGCTGGTTATTGGCTCAAAATGCCTCGCAACTTATTCATGGTACAAATAATGCAGTGACGACTACCGGCACAGGAGGATCACTCGCATCTACAAATCAATGGGATGCTGTTCTAGTAAGATGCGTTATCGCGAATACAACTTGGGTTGTACACGACTATGCTGGAAATTTAACGGTCGTTTAATATGACAACGGTTAATTCAGTTGGTTCTCAATATCCTTTTGTCACCGCCGATTATTCAAATAATTCTGTAACAAATGCAAAACTCGCGCAAATGAATGCAAATACAATTAAAGGAAATAATACTGCAAGCACTGCTAATGCTGCTGATTTAACGGTTACGCAAGTCAATAAAATGCTCGGTGTTATTAATAATTTTTATTATACATATGCAGGTGGTTTTTAAATGTTTGGTGATCTCACATTAAAATCCCCTGGTATTTTAAATCTTAATAATTTGATGATATTTGCAGGTGATATTTCTGGGAATGGTTATCCGTCACAAACAATTACACTGACACTTCCTACGGTTAATGCAAATGTTGGAACCTTTCAGGGTTTAACAATTAATGCAAAAGGGCAAGTCACCGCGGCAACTAATCAAAGCTATTTAACCGCAAACCAAACGATTACTTTTTCAGGAGATGCAACTGGATCGGGAACGACCGCTGTCACATTAACATTTGCAACAGTGAATAGTAATGTCGGTACGTTTGGAAGTCAAACGTCGGTACCGGTAATAACAGTGAATGGCAAAGGCTTAGTTACAGCAGTTAGTACAAAAACATTACCTAGCGATATTGTAAGTTATACCTATTTTGGAGGTTTTTGAGTTAATTGATGCGGACATATACCATGATGGCCTTTGGCACAATTGCAGTTATAGCAAAGAATTTGAAATTCTTTTGGGAAGTTATTTTTAATAATCCATCGTTGTAAAGATGTGCCTTTACCAATTTCTTTTGAATGCTTATTTCCACCGCCATTTATGTGGTCGATAGTGAGAAATTCATAGGTAGATTCACCACAGCATCTACAAAAAGCACCATAATGATTAAGTATTTTTAATCTTGATTTTTTAAGTAATATTTTACTTTTGATTCTATCGCATGGCTTGCATTTATTAGTATAGCCAATTATTCCATCATTAGGATTTGTGCGATTTTTATTTTTAACCATATCTTCAAGTAATTTATATTCTTTACAAATTGAGCATCTTCCATAGCCAGTAGGTGCTTTTTTAATTTTACGAGGCTTACGTTTTCTATCATTTTCTAAAATACGTTTAATATTTTTCTTACGATATTCTTTGTCGTAAGCGCGTTGCTTTTCTTTTGAATAAGGCATTTTAAAATCTCTTTGAATTTAAAATAAAAGGACTATATCACAAATGGCGACAACAAGTACCCCCATATTTCCACAGACGATACAATCTGAAAGCGTGCAAATATTACCTGCAACGACAACAACACAAGTAACACTTTATACAGGCGGAACAAATGGCTCAAAAATTGAAAATATTATCGCAACGAATACCGATACGGCAGCAGCTTATGCTTTGACATTGGCCATAGTGACAGGTGGCACAAGTTATATTATAGGTACAATTAATGTGCCGCTTAGTTCAGGAAATACAACGGCCGCACCTGCTGTTAGTTTAATTAATAATGCAAATCTTCCATTACCAAAAGATTCAAACGGGAATCCTTATATTTATTTAGGAAGCGGTTCTGTTCTAAAAGTTAATAGCGGAACAACTGTTAATACCGGAAAAGTAGTTTCTATTACAGCAATCGGCGGGGATTATTAATGTTTGGTGAAGTCTCTCCTAAATTGCCAGGAATTTTAAGTAATAATTCTCAAAAATTCTCTGTTGTCGCCGTAACAACTTATACATCCGGTACAAATACATTCACACCTAATGTAAATACTGAATATTTGCGTGTTCGATTGGTGGGAGGCGCTGGTTCAGGGGGAGGGGCTACATCTGGCCCTGCTCAATTAGGATTAGGAGGAGGTGGCGGCGCAGGTGGTTATTGTGAATCTTGGATGACGCGCGCTACATGCGTAGGTGCAGGCACGACTGCGCAAGTTGTTGTAGGTTCAGGAGGCAGTACAGCATCAGCAGGAAGCGTTGGAAATGCAGGAAATGCTTCAACTTTTATATCAAATGGTGGTTCAGGTACTACCTTAATGAACGCTGGTGGCGGTGGTGGTGGTGGAACCAATGACAGCGTTACTCAACCAAGTTGTGTAGGCGGAACAGGTGGTACGGCTGCAAGCGCGACAATCAATATTCCAGGTCAATCAGGTTTTCCAAATGCAGGACAATACGGCAATACATTATTTTGTGCAATGGGCGGTAGTAATCCGCTTGGTTATGGAGGCGGTGGTCATGCTTATGGAACAAATAATGGAAATGCTGGAAATAATTACGGTGGTGGCGGTGAAGGTGGCATGACAGTCGGTTCTGCAAATGCAACAGGTGGTGCAGGTGCTGGTGGTATCTGCATCATTGAAGAATATAGGGTGAATTAATAATTTTTATTTTTGAGGGAATAAACATGACGGCTTTTAAATTAGTTGTAATTGATCCTTTTGAAAACTACAAACGCGGCGATCAGATTATGGATCAAAAACTAATAAATAATATTTTGGATCCTGAAAGCGAGATACATCATTACGAAAGACACACACGGAGAGTGCTCATGAGCGAAATTGAAAAGCAGCAATATGTTGCCCCTATTTCTGAGAATAAAGCGCCTGAAAGTGTCACCCCTATTTCTGATTCTGTGGAAGCATCACTCAATATTGAAAGCATAGCCGAATAATTAAGGAGAATTAGCATGACCGTCATTCAGCAAGGTAATATAAATTCAACCGCATTAAGCGTACCTGATTTATATATTCAAATCGTACCTCCTCAAAATGCTTTCATTAATGGGATTCCAACTAATATTCTGGGAATGGTTGGGATTGCTAGCTGGGGTCCAACCAATAGCCCGACAGTAATAGGAAGCGTGAGCCAACAGATTCAACAATTCGGTCCTATTAGTACAGCGACCTTCGATCTTGGTACGCATGTAGCACTCGCTTCATTACAGAATGCTAATAATTTCCGATGCGTTCGTGTAACAGATGGAACCGATACCGCAGCAACCGCAAATGTGATTGATACTGTAACATCGACTAATATTACCGGCATTGTTTTAACAGGTTTTTATACCGGTACTGTTGGGAATACCATTGTTGCTACAGTTTCAACTGGAACCAGCAGCACATCATCAACGCCTACCTTTAAATTAACATTGGTATTGCCTAATGGCGTTCCTGAAGTATTTGATAATATTGGCGGAACAGGTCAAACACTTTGGACTAATATGGTTAATGCTGTCAATTTAGGACAAAACGGATTACGTGGCCCTTCTCAGCTTTGCGTTGCATCATTAGCCAATGGATTAGGTGGATTTACTGTAACTACACCAGGATCTTATACGACTATTCCAACTTTAAGCTTTACTGGAGGCGGTGGTGGATCTGGTGCCACTGCAACCTGCTTAATGAAAGGTTTAGTACCTACAGCAATAGCAGCAGCAGGTTCTGGTTATATGATTGGGGATACCATAACTTTAGCAGGAGGTACCAATACATTACCGACCATATTAACTGTTGCAACGGTCAGTGGAAGTGGTGTTGCATCCGTTACTGTAAGTCAAGCCGGTTCCTATTCTGCTATTCCTTCAAACCCTGTTGCGCAAGCCAGTACAAGTGGCAGCGGATCAGGTGCTACATTTACAATGGCTTGGGGTATTTTAGGTGCAACCATTACGGCAAGTGGTTCTGGTTATACATCGGCTCCTACGGTAGTTGTCAGTTCAGGTTCAGGCGCATTGACCGCATTGGTCGGTTCTCAAAATGCACCAAAAATAACCAACTACACCTTAGCAGGTGGAACTAATGGAAATAGCGGTGTAACTGCCACTACATTGATCGGTAGTGATACTGCCCCGCGTAAGGGTATGTACGCATTGCGCAATACCGGATGCTCCGTTGTCGATCTTTGTGATCATTCATCGAGCACTGATTGGTCTACTATTGCTCAATATGGATTATCCGAAGGGTCATACATGATTGAAACAGCGCCTGCTGGTCAATCTGTTTCGACTACATTGACCAATCTTCAAACCGCAGGTGTTGATAGTTATGCCATTAGCGTGATTGTAGGGGATTGGGTGTACTGGAATGATCCTTATAATACAGTGCTACGCTTAGTCAGTCCTCAACCATTTAAGGCCGGTGTATTGGTGGCTCAAGGTCCGCAGTATAGTGCTCTTAACGATACTTTATATGGTTTAACGGGTACACAAACAAGCTACGCAAATCAAACGTATAGTAATGCTCAATTGCAAGCTATAGCGGCTGCCCGTTTAGATGTGATTACTAACCCTTCCCCTGGTGGTTCTTATTTTAGCTTCCGATTCGGGCGCAACACATCAAGTAATGTCGTTATTAATGGTGATAATTACACACGAATGACTAATTACATTGCTTATTCATTGAACTCAGTCATGGGTACATTTGTGGGTCAATTACAGTCTCCAACTGAACAGCTTGCTGCTCAAACTACCTTACAAACATTTTTATCTAATCTACAGCAACAAGGCATGATAGGAAGTGTAAATGGTGGACCTGCATTCCAAGTTGTATTGGGTCCAAGCAATAACCCTGCAAATCGTGTAGCGCTTGGTTATCAGCAAGCCGATGTTAAGGTCATTTATCTATCTGTTATTGCTTACTTTATTATCAATATTCAAGGTGGTCAAAGCGTCACTATTCAGCAATTAGCCGTACAACCACTCGCTGCTTAATTTTTTTATTAACTCAATAAAGCCCCAATGATGGGGCTTTTTTTTTGGGAGCAATTTATCATGCCTATCAATGGGATATCAGTTGGTAAAGATATTAGTATTACTATTGCAGATACAAACGGTTCAATCACAATTAACCGTGTAAAAATGCATTCCCCTAAACAAAAGAATAAAAATCTTGAGACTATTGCACTGGATGGTGTTAATCGTCACTTAAATATACCTATTGGCTGGACAGGTTCTTTTGAAATGGAACGTACAAGTCCTGATATTGATACTTTTTTCTATCAATTAGAACAGCAATATTCTACAGGTAATACTATACCTCTTGTAACCATAACCGAAACTATTCAAGAATCAAATGGTGCTATTACTCAATGGCAATACCAAGGATGTGTTATTGAATTGGATAGCGCAGGTGATTGGAAAGGCGATGAGTTAATTACTCAAAAGATTAACTTTATGGCACAAGCAAGAGTTCAATTAGCATAAAAAATAAGGAAATTATTTGATGAGTTCAGCAAAGTTACATGTTCAAGAAAATCAAAGTCAATCTGTTGCAGAAAAAATGATAGAAAAAAATAAAGCTAAATTAGCATCTGAAGTTATTGATGAAGATGGTGTAGTATATAAATTATGTATTCCTACACCATTAGAAGAATTTGATCTAAGTAATGCATTAGGAAAAGAATCCTCTAACTTAACAATGCTCGTTCAAGCAACACTCCTGTTATATATTGAAAGTATTGATGGGGAACCATTTTCTGTTCCTGGTAATTTGGCTGGTATTCGAGCATCATTTAAAAGATTAACACGCAATGGAAAAAGAGCCATTGAAAATGCAGTACAAGAATTTTTATTAGCAGAACAAGGCTCAAACCAACAGGAGAATATTGATAACCTAAAAAAATAGTAGAAAACCCTGCATTTCGAGAATGTTTATGGTTAATAAAAAATGGATTATCGGAAGAGTTCGCATTTAATTTAAGTCCTATGATGCGGCAGGGTTTTTATATTATTTTTGGTGAACTTGAAGGTGCCAAATTTAATTGGCAAAGGATGGAATTCGATACATTGGAGAAATGACTATGATTGAATTTATGTTCAGCTTTTATTGTTGGTATTTTCATTTAAATAAAGAAGAAAAAGCATTTATTAAAACAGGGCATCTTATTAAATGTAATATTTGTGGTGGTGAATGGTTTGATAAATGAAAAATTTTAATAGCCTTCTTGATTTTTCTAAGCATTTAATCAAAGCAGCGACTGTTGAGATTATAGCAATAGAGGAAGGATTAAAATTAGCATCAAAGATAATTCAAAGTGATGCAAAAAAACAAATAGGACATTTACAATCGAATATCGGTCCTTTCTCGGCATGGGAAGAGTTAGCAGACTCTACTAAATCATACAAACAGCGATTAGTTGACAATAATGAAATAGGATTAACATTAAATTCAGATTTTAATCCTTTAATGTTAACAGGCGAATTATATCGTAGTATTGAATATGAAGTTAATATCGCTAAGCTTGAAGCCGTTATCGGTACCAAAAATCCTATAGGCGCATTTCAAGAATTTGGAACATCTAGAATACCCCCACGTCCTTTTATTGGACCTGCTGCATTTAAACAAGCACCTAGCGTTGTAAAAATATTTGGTATGGCAACCATGATGGGGATTGCCGGCGGAAATATAATTGAATCCGATATTGGTAGTAGATTGGGTTATAATAGAGATATAGAACTATGAGTTCTGAAGATTATTCAGTTGGCATTAAACTTTCACTCGTTGAAAATGTAAGCCGTGGTTTGCTTGCAATGGGTGAGAGATTTGCTCTATTAAATAAACAAGCTGATGTTTTTCAAGCACGCCTAGCATCATTAAGATCACAAATTGCAACGGGCGCAGGATTAGTAGGTTTTGGTGCTTTAATAGCAGCCCCTATTTTGGGCGCTGTAAATCAAGCAAGTAAATTACAACAACAACTCTCTTTTATACAAGAAAAAACAAAATCTAATACAGATGAAATGTATAAGTTTAGAGGTGCTGTAGAAGATATTGCAGGCACTACAGGTTTTACAAGTACGCAAATTGCAACATCAGCAAAAACATTAACATTAGGATTGAATGCGACTTTAGCGCAAATTCAAGATGTTCTACCTATGTTTTCTGAATTTGCCGCTGTTCAATTAAAAATGAAAAACACCCCAATCCAAACCTCTGTAACGCAAGCATTGCAATTAGTTCATTTGACCGGTGAAAAAACAGACCCTAAATCTATTAAAGAAAACTTAGATTTATTATCTAAAATTAGTTTAATCATGCCTGGTGATATTACTAAAGTATTAAATGCAGAAAAATATGCTCAAGGAACATTAGGGAACCTACTGGGTGTCTCGCCGCAACAAAGCATGTTGTTGTTTGCTGCATTAAATAGAATGGGCATTGAAGGCACTCGCGCAGGATCTCAGCTTCTATCGGCAATTAATAGAAGTATGGGAAAAGGTATTTTATGGGCGGGATTATTGCCTGGAAAAAGTGGCGAGAATCTAGAGAAAATTGGTTTAACTAAAAACAATATTCCTCAATTTTTAAATAATGGAAAGTTTGATACTCAAAAATGGCTTTCTATTTTAGGAAATTTCGTCAATAAAGAATATGCAACAAAAAAACCTAATGTCGCAACAGGTGAAATCGCAACTATTTTTGCACAAACCTTAGCAACGACAGGAACAAGAATTGCTGCTGCCCTTTCAACTACAGAGGGTAGAAAACAACTTGAGGAGTTAAATAAATCTTTTGATAAGATGCCCGTATTGTCTGAGCAATTCAAACAATTAAATACATTATTAAGCATGCAAGTAAGTCGATCCTTAAGCAATTTAAATAGTCTATTTACTGAATTAGGTTATGCATTATTGCCAGATGCAACGGATGTTATGGGTGTATTCGCTGATAAAATTCGTGATTTAACATTATACGTTCATAGTCATCAAGGAACTGTTGCGTTGATTGAAAAATTAGTATTAGGATTCTCAGCATTTTTAATATTAGGCGGTACTTTTATTATGTTGAGAGCTGCATTGGTTGGATTATTCATCCCAATTCAATTGCTTATAACATACCTACCTATGGTCGCATCAGGTATTTTAGCAATTAATATACCAATGTTATTAATTGTAGGTTCAATCGTATTATTAGGGGTCGCACTTTATGAATTATATAAACATTGGGATGTTGTAAAAGTTAAAATAAAACAATTAGGTGAAGTTTTCAGTTATTTAGCCCATTCAATTGAATCACTTTACAAATCAGCAACCTCATGGCTTCATACATTTTCTGCATCACATCCTAAAACAACTAAAGTAGCAAATACCATAGGTGAGGTAGGATCATTTTTATTAAATCCGGCGAGTAAACTTGAATCATTATTTAATTTTGGAAGGAATTTAATAAAAAGTCCAAGCACAACACTTCCTCACATTATTATGCCAAGTCCTCCAATTAAAAATATAGCTGCAAATCATTTGCCTTTAAATAAAGCACAACCTATTCATGTTCATATCAATATGGATGGAAGAAAAGTCGCTCACGCAGTGGCAACGCATATTGCTGATTCAGCAAGTCATGTTCCTAATGGATCCAGTCAATTTGATACAAGCTTAGGTCCAATGCCAACGATTGCAAATTCATATGGAATAACTTAATCCTATGGATACTTTAATTCAATTAACAAGTGCTAATGGCACAAGTTTTGTCTTTCAGAATTTAGAAATACCCGAGGATATTAATTTTGGTGGTGAACAGAAATTAGTTCAGCACAATCTCATTGGCGGCAATCGTGTTATTGATTCATTAGGCAAGAATGATATTGATATCACATGGAAAGGCCGCATGTATGGTTCCGATGCATTAACGCGTGCGCAATCATTAAATCAGTTGCGCGCAGGGGGACAACAATTAGTACTTAATTGGTTTACCCTTTCTTATAATGTTGTTATACAAAATTTTGTGAGCTATACCGAACGTTATTATAATGTTAGATATGAAATCACTTTAAAAGTCATCAGTGATGGTGCAAATCCATTAAATATACATAGCTTAGTCGGCTTTAATGAGGCAATTAATGGTGATCTGACAACAGCAAATCAATTAGCTGCAAATGTAAACAATTCAAGCGTTAATAGTTCAATGCAAACTTTGACAAGCGCAATACAAGCAGTTCCTACTTTTAATGGTGCAGCGCCTAGTCTTATTGCTACGATAACCGCACCATTAAATAGCGCTATTAGTGCAGTAGAAGCTGCGATTGCTCCCTTGGCTAATCGTTTATTTGGAACAAGCTCATGAGCTCATCTACATTTGTTCCATCAGAAAATGAAGCTTTGCAAGCAACGGATCAATATAATTACTGGCAACTTTATACTTTGCAATTTTATTTACAACGTATCCAAGCAAATTTAAGTATCATTAATGCACCGCCAAATGCAATTACGATAACCGTTTTTAATACAACCTTGTTTAAATTATCAGCGTTATATTATGGCGATGCAACGCAATGGCCTGTAATTGCTAATGCTAACAATTTAAATGATCCTTTTATTACAAGTCCTATTACATTGTTAATACCACCATGGAACCAGCAAGATACAGGCGGGATTCTGTAAATGTCATTATCAGGACAACAAACACAATATAGTGTTAATAATCCATCCCCTATCAGCCAATTACGCGCCCCACGTGGATTTGTATTATTAAATAGTATTAATGTGCCATGGGAAAGCTTTGAGGTTAGTAATTCTAGATATTCGTCAGCAAGCACTTTTAGAGTTACGATACCTGTTAGCTCATTACCAAAAACTTTACCTTTACCTATTTTATTACAATCATCACCTTTAAAGGTGCAGATTAATGGGGGAATCCCTCAACAAGTTGTTGCTAATAATGCAACACCAAGCGATGTACCCTTATTAGTATTAGGTAGTGCGGATGATTTAAAGTTAGATATAGAAAATACGCATATCCTGATTAGTGGGCGTGATTATGTAGCTTATTTTCAGGAAAAGAAAGTTAAGGCAACTATTTATCAAGCGCCAGACATTGATTTAGCTTCCATACAAAATTTAACAAGCAGTCAGGTTGTAACGCAATTAGCAACCACAAATAGTCTATCATCTCAGGTAACGAACACAACTACACAAGTGGGCGTCATTTTTCAGAATAATGCTGCCTTATTAAATTCACTTATAACAGAATGGGATTTAATTGTTTTTTTAGCAAGACAAGAAAATTTTGATACATTTGTTATAGGTAGCACTCTTTATTTTCAACCACGATCTTCAACGGCATTGCCATATCAAATTACGATTGCAGTGCCATATTATACGACAACTGCATCATTGCCTGTTACTAATGTTGAGCAAATTACATTTACTAGAAATTATCGTTTAGCAAAAAATATTATTGTGAATGTTTCTAGTTGGAATATAAATGATAAAGTAACTTATAATGCAACAGCAACATTAATACATAAAGTAACTTTGCCTAAAGATACGCAAACTTATTATTTTCAATTTGCAAATTTATCTCAAGATCAATGCAAGCAAAAAGCACAAGCCTTATTACAAGAAATAAGCCAGCATGAAATGACCGTCAACATTAGAATGCCTGCTGATAATTTAGTAACACCACAATCTAGCATTGCTGTAAAAGGAACAGGAACTATTTTTGATCAAAGTTATTATGTGAAAAATATAACACGAGAAATGAATTTTAATGGTGGCTTTACTATGAATATTGAAGCTAACAATCAAACACCTTATTCTGTGACCATATCTAATGCTACCGATTGATAAAATTAATAACATAATAAAGCAGCAAGTCATTGCTGTTTTAAGTACATTCACTCAAACACGTATTGGTATAATATCTGGATATGACCCTAATACTTATACTTCAAAAGTTACTCTTCAACCTGATGGTTTAATCACAAATTATCTGCCTATTGTGACCTTTAATGTAGGGATTGGTTGGGGATTCTATTCAGCGCCTCGTGCCGGTGATATGGTTATGGTGCACTTTCAAGAAGGGGATTTAAGCACTGGGTTTATTACCGGTTCCATATTCAATAGCATCGATACGCCAGTTAATCCTGGTCCACCTGAAGGTGAAACTTGGATGATTCATAAAACAGGCACTTTTTTAAAATTCAAAAATGATGGAACCATTTCTATTACTGCGTTAGATAGCAACTCAAATCCAACGAACATTAATATTAATGGCAATATTGTTTTAACCGGAAATATAACGGCAACCGGTGATATTCTCGATCAATCAGGAACTAATACCAATAATATGCGCTTAATGCGTAGCATATATGATTCACATACGCATGGCGGTGTCATGGCTGGTGGCTCAAATACGCTCGATCCAAATCAACCTATGTAATGGAATTATAGAATGGATTGCTATCACTATTTCGGCAATGATTTAAGCGTTGCATCCAATGGAGATATTTTACTTACAGATGGTATTACATTAAGTCAGCAAAGAATTTTAAGGCGCTTATTGACTAACCCAGGTGATTATATCTGGGAATTAACTTATGGGGCAGGATTGCCACAATTCGTAGGTCAACCCTTATCACAATCTTTATTAACACAAATAAATCGCAAATGTATTTAGAAAGTAGCGTTGCTCAAACGCCACCGCCAACTATCATATTAACAGCTAATCAAAATACATTATTTTGCCAAATTGATTATATCGATGCGCCTACAACTACGTTGCAAGTTTTAACTTTTTCTGTGAGCAATTAATATGCCATTAAATACGCAAAGTTTTAACACAATTGTTCAGAATGAAATTGCAGCAGCACAAGCGAGTTCTTCAAGTTTATTAGATTTTTCGACAGGATCAGTTTTACTTGCTTTAATGCAAGCAAATGCATCAGCCGTTGCCTTGTGGTTACAAGGGTTAGATGTTTATATTTTATCATTAGCGCGAGCTGCAACAAGTAATGGTACTGATTTAGATAGTTGGATGGCAGATTTTGGATTTACTAGATTACCAGCTACTCAAGCGTTAGGAACTGTTACTTTTTCAAGAGCAACTACAACCGCACAAGCAGTCGTTCCTGTTGGCGCACAAGTTCAAACCACTAATGGTGCGCAAACTTATACTGTCATTTTAGATACCACTAATCCAAATTATAATGCTGGATTAAATGGTTATGTTATCACGGTTAGCACCAGTAGCATTAATGTCACTGTTCAAGCTAATAATGCAGGAACACAAGGAAATGCTATTGCTAATTCAATAAATGTCATTACGACACCTATTGCCTATGTTGATACTGTTAATAATGCAAGTGCCTTTACTAATGCTTTAAATTCAGAAACAGATGCCGCCTTTAGAGTTCGCTTTGTTGCCTATTTAGCCTCTCTTAGTAAGGCTACAAATGCAGCTATTTCTTATGCGGTAAGTCAAGTTCAAGGCGTTGTCGATTTTACTATTACAGAAAATCAAGCTTATAACGGTTCAACGCAATACGGATATTTTTTCGTAGTTGTTGACGATGGCACAGGCAATCCATCCGGTGGACTGTTAGCAAATGTGAATAGCGCGATTGAAGCTGTTCGCGGTTTAACTATTACGTATGGCGTATTTGCGCCTGTCATCACTAATGCAACCGTTGTGATGACCGTCGTCGCTGCATCAGGTTATACGCATAGTGCGGTTGCTGCAATTGTTTCAGCCGCATTAACAACCTACATTAATACGCTTACATTAGGCGAAACACTCTATTACACCCGTTTAGCTCAAGTTGCATATGATTCAACACCAGGTGTTTTAAATGTAACAAGCGTTACATTGAATAGTGGAACAAGCGACCTTACTGCTAATGCAGAACATATCATCAAAGTTGTATCCATCACTATCAATTAGAGATTCTAACAATGGCAACAGGGGATCAAGCAGATGTTTTAGCACGGATCAATGCCGTTTTGCCTCCTTGGTTTGGAATGGATTTAACTCCCATTTTAACCGGTTTATTAAATGCATTTGCCTATGTAGGTTCTTTGCTTTATAGCGAAAGCGCCTATGTAGAATTACAAATGCGTATAACAACTGCAACCGACATTAATCTAGATCAAATAGCGAATGATTTTTTTGGATTTAATAATTTTCAAAGGGGCATGAATGAAAGTGATACCAGTTATCGTGCGAGAATATTAGCAAGCATCATCCCACAGCGTGCAACGCGTCAAGCGATGATCAATATTCTCACTATCTTAACCGGTATTCCTCCTATTATTTTTGAGCCAAATAGACCTTTAGATTGCGGTGGATATTCAATTGCAGGTTGTGGTTATAACGTAGCAGGTGGTTGGTCTGATTTAAATGTCCCTTATCAATGTTTTATTAAAGTATTTAGTCCTGTCGTTTCAAGTATTGCAAATGTTGCTGGATGGAATATCGCAACAGGCGCTTGGAGTACACCAGGTAGTTTAGAAGTTTGGTCAAACAAAGAAAATGAAACAAGCGCTCTTAATGCTGCACAAATTTATCAAGCTATCAATGCAACTAAAGTTGAAGGCACTGTGTGCTGGACTCAAATAGTAAATCCATCTTAATAAATAGGTTCAATTTAAACCTATTTTAAACCTATAGCATACCTAAAAGGAAATTATAAAAATGGATCGTCAATTCGCATATAGCGGAGCTATCCCGCTGGATACTGATTTATTATCAACTAATAAAGATGCATATGTTGGGCTTGCTAAGCTCTCTGCCGCAATCTTAGGGTTGAGTAATACTTTGGTTAATAATGCAACATGTAGTCCTGCAAGTCCTGCGTCATTAAATGTTGTAGTAAGCGCTTGTGAAATTTATGCGGTTGAAGAAATAGATCCTAATGCTTATGGTGATTTAGGAACCGATACTAATAATATTTTGAAGCAAGGTGTTAATCTTAATACTACAACAATTGCCATTACACCGCCTGGAACGGGTGGCTATAGTCAAAATTATTTAATTCAATTTGGATTCAATGAAGCAGATGGCGGTAGTACGGTTTTAACTTATTACAATGCAAGCAATCCTGCTGCGCCTTGGAGTGGACCTAATAATACAGGCGCTGCCAATAATACGGTTAGACAAGATCAAGTTTCTATTCAAGCAAAAGCCGGTGTCGCCGCACCAACTGGCACGCAAACAACACCTACACCGGATACAGGTTATGTAGGAGGCTTTGTTGTAACAGTTGCCAATGGTCAAACCCAAATTACTAGTGGCAATATTACAGCCTATCTTACTACTAACCCAAATTTCATTAATGAAACACTCACTCAAAAAATTAGTCAAACCACCGCCGATGCCCGCTATGCCCAACAAACTCAAGTACAAACAGGACAATTTATTTATG